ATATAAATGAAGAATTATAATTTTTTTTGGAGGATAAAAAAATGTCAAATAATAGTAAATTAATACTAACACTGGACATTGCAGACAAGATGAGTGATTATGCTGCAAAAATTTCTAATTATAGTACAATGCTAAGCTTTCAAAGCAAATTTGAGGATATTGTTAATGAATATCATACCTCTAAATATGCCGTATTATCAACGGGGATATTTGTAGATAGATTAGATAGTTTTGAAAAATGGCTACCAGAGCTATTGATAAACAAAAATAAGATCATACCATTACTAGTATCGAATATGTTATATGGCGATATGTATGCAGAAAGTATTTATAGAGGAATCTATGTTAAATCAGGTAAACCAGAATTAGTACTGAGCATTGATCAAATCTTAGATGATCCAATATTAGAACTTAAACTTTCTGAAAGTGGAGATGATGGACCTGCTGAAGCTAGAGTTAACGCAGAACATTGGCTTAATTCTCATGAAGCTGCCGAGGTTTTTGCTGCCAATAACCAAGGAAGCCAAACATTATGTATAGCGAATGCATTATTAGGGATACATAATAATTTTGTAGATTGTAATGATCATAACTGAACTATATTGATAGAATAGTTCTATCCTAAAGTGGCGATAATTTTCAAGCGTTTCCTGTCGTCTTGAAAAACTCCTCGCCATTGCTCTTTGTTATAAATAGTTTTACGCACAATCATAAGCATAAAGTTACCGACTCCATGTTCTTTGCTACCAGTAAAGTCCTTGAGTTTAAACCAACTTTCTCTTGTTAATGTTGGTGCAATCTGTATTACCGTGTTAGTAAACACATTAGTTAAGAATCTTACTTCAGCATCACTGCAGCCATTATTCTCAATCTCGATTAATTTTATGTTATTCAAAATTGTTGTCATTGGTTCTACTCCTGTTATTAGATAAGTTAATTGACAGCTGATAGTAACGCTCCACTTGAAAGTCAAGTCAAGCTGTAAGTGAGGGAAAGACTCGGTTTTTTTGAATACAGTCTCCCTAGCGCAACTTACTCATTGCTCGTTGGCCAAAATAGAAACTGATGATTCCAGCAAATATGGTCTGATCTTCATCCTGCCAGATTAATGGAAACGCTTCTAGGATATCAACATAACCAAGCAGTATAGAGATTTGAGCATATTTAACTGCGGCGTAGAGCAAGAAGAACGAATAAGCCAATACTGGCCTGACAGTACCATTTAGTGCATCGACCCACTTAATTCCTATGCTATATGTTTTGTATAATGCTCGTGCTTCAACACCATCGGCTACTATTTGAATTTCCTCTAGCCGATTGACATGCCCCTGACGCTGTTGCTCTAACTGAAGTTTTAGAATTTCTAGCTCATGCTTGCGGTCAGCCCCATCTTTCCATAGTTTTAGTAGATCAGGGAAGGTGCTAGAGATAAAGCCAAGCAACGTTGCAAGTAAAGTCATCATCTCTAGCCTCCGTTAATCGCTTGTTTTATAGCATTCCAGAGAGTTGCAAGAAGACTAGAGATGGCTACTGTGATAATCGATCGCTTGGTCCATTTAGCTAATTCATCTGAGCCTAATCTTGATTTTCGTAGGTGAAGTAAGTCTGCTTGCATTGAGTGGGGATTAGATATATCAACGCCATACTTAGTTAGAGCTTCTTCAATACCTTCGCTTACTGCTTCCCTGATCGTCTCTTTCAGTTTATTATTTACCATTTTTATTTTCCTTTTGGTTTTCTGCTTGAATTACAGTACTAATAGTCATCCAATCCTCACCGTTATAGATAACTTTTGCCTGCTTATCCTTTAACCAAACTTCCATATATTCTAGAGCTGAGTAATAAGTCCAGTTACCGCCGTTAAACTGAGCTAATTTACCTCTCCTAGCTATATAAATATCACCCTCATTTGCAGTGTTTGGTAACTCATCTACAATAGCTTCTGCTACCGTATTAACATATACATCTAGCATATTGAGAGCTTGATTATGAGTTACTTCCTTTTGCGCCTGTGCCTGCAATATATACGGCAAGCCTAATCTTCCAGTTTTTGACATGAGTTTTCTCCTGATTGTTGTTCTGGTTAAATAGTTGCTGTAGCAGCATGACCACGGCCAATGATTGCAGACATCTGATAAACCCTAATGGCGATATTATTTGGTGTTGCTTTAAAATCAGCTAGTTGTTCAGCTGCAGTATAGATAACTATTGGAGTTGATACTTCTAATGTTCTAACCACAGTATCTCCATCTAAAACATCAACTTGGTATTTCTCAGACTCTTCTGCTAAAGGAATATCAACATTATCTCGCCAATCACTTCCAACTCTAGAGCGTCTGATCCAGCTAATGATGAGACTGCCGCTGTCATCACGTTTACCAGTTATATGCACGGGAGCAAATGGCTTGAGGTTGTTACCATGATAGGTAAAAGCTTGTTCCTCAGTGTTACTTAAGGCGTTTCCTACTGTAACGGCCTTATAATGGATGGTTCTGCCAATCATATTACTTGGCATGCTAGCCGTATAAAGAGAGCTATCTAATAGAACAAATCTTGTTCCTGATTCATGAGTTTTAATTGCATGTTCAGTACCTTGCCTACCGCGTAATAATCTTGACAGCAGATAGCGTTGCTCACCAATGACTTTAGCATTTTGGAACTGAATTAATTCACCACCTATCATTGCGCTATTTGCGCCATTGAGTAATGCTAATTCACTAACGCTAACTAAACTTCCTGAAAATAGTACTACTTCAACTGTATTGTTTTCATCCCATGTTGCGCATGGAGCTGAAGCTAGATCAGTGATTATCACTCCCATAGTGCTAGTTGTATCAATTTCGGTTAATGGCGCAAAATTATTATCACCTTTCTCACCGCCGTTGTTGGAAGAATAAATTGCAGTTCCATTCCAATCATCTCCATTGCCAGCTACCGCAATTCTTAAACATGCTTGATTATCTAGGTCTGTTGGCAATGGTGGAAGATCTAACAATTCTAATATTGTATCTGGTATCAGTTCTGGAGGCTTAGCATTAGACTTAGCATTACCTGTATTTGAATGAAAATCATAGGAGCTGGTATCTTCCATAACAGCAGCAACTTTCATCAAACCATTACGCTCCATGTCGGTTTTAACGACTCGCATCTGGTAAGTAGTATCAGCTACTGTAACAGTGATAATATCTGTAGGTTCAACTCGAGCATATTTAGGTGGTAAGGTTAACGCAAAGCTAACTCGTTCCTTCCAAGCGCCATATAGAGTCACATCGGCTATCTTTTTGGCCATCGTGCTACTCATAACTAACGGAAGATTCAGCATCACTTGCTCAACTGCTTTAACAGTTTGCCTTTGTGAGCTTTGAGTTACTGGATCATAGTTAAATGGTCGATCAATATAAGTGACGTTAACTCTCTGTGGTAATTCAAGTTCTTGTGCACGGACTATTTCTAATACATCCTGAACACCATTTTTATTAATGGGAACTAAATCCTCTTGTGATATGGATAAGCATGAGTTATTGCCTCTAAGGACACATTTAAGAATTCCATCACTTTCAACTACATCGAAGAAATAAGCCGCTGCTAGTTGCTCTAATGCTGCTCTTGCTGTAATTGGATGCAGAATAATATAGCCTTCAACAGTTTCAGTTAAGCGAGTTACATCATAATCACTTTTTGCTAAGCCTGTTAATTGGAATAATTCAGCTACAATCGCGCCTAGAGTTGAACACCCTAGCTTACCATTAACCCAGTGACCAGTTGCCCAAAGCATGCTGTCCTTCCATACGCCTTCTAGATCCGGCCAGAATGAGAATGGCCTAGCATCCCAACACCAGATAAAGCTCCTTGGAATAAGATCAGCTTTATCTTCCATAGCATTTCTGGTCTGAAGATAATCTAAACTAGCATTTAAGGCTTCACGTTGCGCCTGGAAGTTAATTCTGCTTCTACTACCTCTGGGGAATAAACTCTCTTTAGAAGATGGATCATAAAATACATTCGGCTGATTAGCGCAAGCGTCTACTGATGGAAAGCCAATTTCACAAAACCAAACTGGCTTCATTCTAGGTTGCCAGCTTGTCACCTGATAATCTGGGTTAGTATGTTTATTACTCCACCAATGTTCTAAGTTTTTCCAAGCATAGTTATAGCCCTGGAATTTGGTTTTCTTCAAGCGTTCATCTTGGCAATAATAATCCCAGCCTTCACCTTTTTCCCAAGCTTCCATTATCTTTGCTTCAGTTATTTGACTTTGAGGTAAATCTTCAGTGAGTGGGAAATAAGCATCTATACCTACAAAATCAATATTAGGAGATGACCATAATGGATCTAAATTATACCAACCATGTTCAGTGTGGTGGTATTCAGACCAGTCAGCAGCATAGGTTATTTTAGTAGACGTGCCAACGATATTCTTAATGACAGCTGCTAAACTTACTAATTGATTCACAGCTGGGAAATTGCTAGAGAATTCTTCTCTAAAGCTAGTCATGCCAACTAACTCTGAGCCAATTACAAATGCTTCTACTAATCCTTTAGTTAAATTCGCATAATGAATAATAAAGCGATTATAGCCGTTTCTTTTAGTGAACCAACTGTTAGCAACATCGCTATTCCTAGGTTTAATCCTGCCTCTCCAAGGCTTAGCAACTGGCTTAATCTGATCAACAAAAAGCATTGGATAAAGCATAACTTTAATCCCACGTCTTTTGAGTTCTTTGATTACCTCTAATATGCTATTATCAGAAGGTGTTCCGCCATAAGTTGGAGTATGAGCATTAAACCTTAATACATCTTTAGCGGTTTTGCGAACATAGCCAGCTACCGACCATTCTTGTGGATAGATTTTAGTATTGCCGTGGAATTCTACTTTAGGAATAATCTCGCATTTAGCTGCTTCAGTAGAAGTTGCAAACCAAGTGACCACTAATGCTACCCATTCTATATTAGGTAAAGTTTTAAGCAGCTGATCAATTGCTAAGACTACATCAGCCTTTCCCTCATAGTTATGCATATTGAGAGATTTTCTTCCCTTATAAGGAATCTCCTTATGTTTAAGTTTTATAACCTCTTGCTTGGTACAAACCGAGGTTGAATAAACAAATTCTCCTGAGCCTGGAATCATGACGATTTCTTTGATCTTATCTTCAACGCTAGGCTTAAATCTTACCGATCTTCTCACCTCAAAGCTAAAATTAGGAATTCGATTGCCGTAATCCGCTAATGGAAAGTCCTCAATTACTACATAAGCTAAACCTCTATATGCCGGAAATGAACCTGCTGGTTTATATTTAGCAATAATATCATCTGGCTGTTGTTCTTCATCGCCTAAATGAATATTATACTTGCCTTTATTAGAGGCGAGCACTGTTTCAGTCAAGCATTTGCTATCAGCCCAAACTCGAATAATTTCATCGACTGGACCTTCACAGATCGCGATAGCTAAAGTGACGTAATACGCGTAGGTAGTTGTGGTTTGTGATACAGTAGATCTGCCGCCACCACCTTTACCTCCGGTGCTTTGATTAATGGTCTTATCAGTGCGAACTTCTTTGATGTCAGTTGCCCAAATTACATTACCGGCTTGTCGCATAGTGCCATAAATCCGTGGAATGATATTGCCATAGGTAGAGGTCTGCGCTCGCAAGTCTGCAAGCCGTGGACCTTCCTGACTAGGTAACTGAACTCTATGGCTTTTGGCAAAGAAAGTACCAGCTGCCATCATACCAAGATTAGCGCCAATCATTGCACCTGTTGGACCGCCAAGGAAGAAGCCTACAGCGCCACCAATAACGGGTAAAACAATATTTGCCATTATTTAGTTATGACTTAAAACTATAAACATGAGTAATCATTCTTCTCCAGGTGTCGCTCAAAGGCTGCTCTATTACTGAACCGCTGGTAGAATTGCAATGAATCAAACCAAAACCTCCAGTTGGATATGTACTTAAAATACCAACATGCTGTGGTTCCTTCCAAAACTTAAAGAGTAATATGTCACCAACTTGCATTTTAGCAGGCTCTACTGAACATAAATGAGCTGCCATAGACTGAACTAGTTTCTCTCCCTCAGGTTGCATGGAGTAGCCAGTTCTATCATGCTTTGAGAGAAGATTACCTTGATCATCACGAATGGATAATTCATCAGCAACGCCAATCACCAGACCAATGCAGTCAACCCCGCCAGTACCTTGCACAGACTTCTTGAGTCTACCCTGATGATGATATTTAGTGCCAATCCAAGTACGAGCTTGCTTAACAATTCTTGACCTTAAGCGTGATCTTGCTGTACTTACCATAACAATCATCTGTTCCGATTATTCATAGTGCCAGCCGTACTCAATAACTTATCTATCCCAGGTACATCAGGTTCACCGCGGAAGTTAATGATATTTTTAAATTTGGAGATGCAGGTTTCTTTGAGTTTGTCGCAGCCAGAGATAATGGTGAATGTATCCTTCATCTGAATATCGCTACCCATTGGCAAAACTAATGTCACCATGCCACTCGCAAATTCCTTGATTTCCATGCGTGTGCCTAAATTGCTACCTGATAACCATTTGACTTCACCTACAGAAAAATAACCTGCCTCTTGGTTTAATGCGTTAGCTGAAAAGATTTGTTTGCTTGTTACGCTAGTAACCTCACTGGTAATCGTGAATTTATTTAAATCTACTTTACAGCGCTGATCACCCAAGATTGCTCTGCAATTTGGTGAATAAACCTCGCCAATAGTTTGAGATAGATGCTGAGTTAAGCCACGTACTTCAGCTCGAAACATTTGTTTGTTAAGCGTTACTTCTCCAAGCTTACCGCGTTTGATGACTAACTTGCCTTGAGATAAATCCTCATAGTTCACCAGAAATATCTCAACCTCAGCATAATCATAAACTCCTGCCAATAGATCAGATTCAGTGATTTTACTTGGGAAGGTTAGTCCTTCTATATCCATGTTATCAACTGACATATTGCTCTTGCTTTCAACAACTGTTGGAGTAAAGCCGCTAATTGAGTCATATTCAAGCTCATCAATGTTTAACGGACAATCATGATCGGTGAAGCCTAACTCTATGCTATCGACGCGAATAATTCTCCAACAGGTTGCAAGAGTTGTAACTTCAGAAGAAAAATGCTGCTCAAGTTCTGGTGATAGTCGTCTCATATGCGCACCTCAATTAGCGGTATAGAACTCCAACTACCGCTATTAAAGCTATCCAATGAAATCTGTAGTTCATCGGTATCAAAGCGCACTGGTACATCGAATTCGAAATCAGATGTAATTATAACGCCAGCTGTTGGTGCTTCAGAAAAACTCACTATTCCTGTAGCATGATCAACTGAATAATCATTATGGCCTCTCAAGTGACTGTTTTTATGGATTTTAACTGTACCAACTATAGGTTTCTTAATCTCTCTTTGTACTGTTATACTACCGCTAGTATATAATTTAACTAACTGAAACTCAGTATTTGAACCATCGCCAATGCCTATCTGCTGGCCAACTGCACTATAGTCACTCCAATCCTTGAAGCGGAAGCCAATTGCCTTACCACGTCTAGCGCGGAAGAATGAAATCAATGCTTGCCACTGCTTCTCAGTTTTAACACCTGAGGCGATGTTGTATCTACCTCTAGCATTCTTCCAATTGCTATTGCGCTGCTCATGGCCTGAGAATAACGATACTACATCTGTGGAGTAAATAGGGCCACCAGTGGCACCGTAGCTTATGTCGCTTGGAAATTGTATTTCGACAAAACTCATGATCTTGACAATTTGCTCCTGTTGTTGTATACTTGCTTAAATTAGTAAACGTAATGAATAGGTAATTATTATGAAAAAACAAAAAATTGTAGATCCATATGATGTCGAATTAGACGAATATGAGCAAGAAATAGAAGATAATTTTGATAAACATATTGAGCTAGAACCAGAAGAAAAGCAAAGAATGATGGCTAATCTAGTTGAAGCAGCAAAAAATTATAATAAAGGTAGTGGTAGTATCCGGATACCAAACCCTGATTTAAATAAGCTAAAAAGCAAAGCTGCTCAATTAGGGATTCCATATCGCAAATACGTACTAGAAGCACTTCGAAAAGCTTGTTAACAATGGATCACCTGCGTTATAAGACATATAGATTTGACAGTGAGAAAAATTTAAAATTACTCCAAATGCCAGATCGTCAAATTGGCTTTCAAGAAGTTATTGATGAAATCACAAGCGGAAATGCATTAGACATAAAAAAGCATTTTAATCAGATAAAGTATCCTCATCAATATATCATTAGCGTCCAGATAAAAGGTAAAGTTTATTCTGTGCCATGCGTTGAAGAAGGTGAGGATGGTTTCTTTCTAAAAACTATATATCCAAGTAGCAGAGCACGTGATAAATTCTTTCCTGAAAACAAGAATAATAAGTCATAAGTTCATCTCGCTATGTCAAAAGCAATCTTAGATTTGAACTGTCCGGATTTTCCGGACAGTTGAGCTTTTTAGTTGAGCTAAGCGCGCTAAGAGTATCTTTTATTTTCAACTATCAAGGATTCCTTGACAGTTGCCCCTCTAGCCCAGTAAATGAGCCAATTATAGATTCCTTCTTGCTCTCTCAATCTGTCTTGCTACATCTGCTGCTATTTGACTACTACTCTGCCTAAAACTCACTACATCTGGTGTCTGCACGTTCATGTTAATCGTAACGCTACCGCCACCTGGCATATCTGGCATAATATTGAGTGGACTATTGCCGGCAAATGCTAGCTCTGGTCCGTTCTCACCAACAACGCCAAACTTACCTGGAGAAAGTTTACCACCATCGGCAAAGAAGCCTCCAAACATGCTTCCCATTCCAGACATGCCACCACCGCCGCCGAACATGCCGCCTATAAGACCTCCAATGCCTCCACCAGCTCCACCACCGCTGAACATATTATTTAGAAGCATTTTACCAACGTCTCCTAAGACATTCTTGGCCAGATCAGCAAAGCTATTAAACTTTCCACCTGCTTGTGTAAGTGACGATGCGATGCTATCTCCTATTTGGTCACCAAGGCTTTTAAAATCACTTTCTATTTCACCTGTAGTTTCTTTTGATTCTTGTTTTAGTTTTGAGTGTCGATCAGTGATCTTAGATGAGCCAGATGTGTTAGCTGAAGAATTATCCCCTGGTGTTTTACCGAACATATCCTCAAGTGAGCCTGATTTCTTCTCACCTTTAGCTGCTACTTCACTTCTATGCTGCCCTAATTTCTCATCAAGTTTTTTGTTAAACTCGTCAGCCTCAAGCAAAGCTTTATCAAAAGCACTTTTCATGCTATCAACTAGCCCAGTTTCAAGAACTCGTTTGGTATTCTCAAATGATACGCCGCTTAATGGATCATTGATAAATGCAGCTAAATCTTGACCTAAAGCCTCAAATCTATCAGCTATACCACTTGCAAAGGCAATAAAAGCATCCCCAACTCCTTGCAGTACAGCAATGAACATTCTGCCAAACTTAACTATTTCAACGGTCATGGTTAAATGCGCTAGCTTTATCGGTTCAATACTAGCAGTTATTGTATCTACTAACCATTTAATACCATTGGCTATGTCTACTAGAATCTCAGTGAGTCCGCTCTCTCCAATAGCTATAACTAACTTAGAGAAGGCGCCCTTCATCTTAGCAATTGCAGTTACCAAAGTATGAGCTTTCGCCTCAATAGCGCCAGCAAACTGAACATCACCAATAGCGCGTAAATAAGCTTCTATCTCTGCTGCATTTTTACCTACCGTAGTTGAAATACCTTGAAAAGTAAAAGTTACTTGCTCACCTTGGGTTCTAGCTTTTATGCCAAATTCTTTCAGTCGTTCAAACTCACCAGTAGTGGCGTCAGCTACCGCCTCAATCATCTGATCAAGAGACTTACCCATAGCAATAGCAGTGTTACCATATGATTTTAGTGCAGCTTCAGATGGAGTTAGACCTAACGCTTTGAGCTTGATGAAAGACGCTGTTACTTCCTCTAATTGAAACGGTGTTTTATCTGCAAATTCCTGAATTAAGCCAAATGCAGTAGCAGCTTTTTCAGCAGAACCTGTGACTGTTTTGAGAGATGCTTCTAAGCGCTCGAACTTAGTGATAGTATCAATTATTCTAGATCCAGCAAAGACTGCAGCAAAAGCTGGAGCAAGTCTATTAGTCAACATGCTTCCTAAGTTGCCAAACTTTCTGTCTAAATTACCAACTGATTTTTGGATTTGCGAGAAGGCTTGTTGACTCCTGTTAACCGCCCTAATTGTAAATGTGCTCTCAGCGAAACTTGCCATGTTGTTTATTTATGCTCATCTGTTTATCATGTTCTAATTCAAAAAAGGCTAGCCACTCCATGAATTCAGTTGTCTTCATTTGCTCTATTTCAGCTATAGATCGCCCAAGACGATACGCCAACATCAACTGGAGATATCTGACCCGGTTCCTCGCAAATTTCCCTTGTGAGTTTCAACCTCACCAAAGAATTTGGCTTCAATCTCCTCAGTAATTCTTGCTACAACTCTATAGTCAGCCTTTTCCATTAAAGCATCCTTATCCTCCATCTTGAATAACCGGTTACCATCAGCGTCTCTGGCTTTAATAACAATAATATTAGCAGCGTGTTCTATATTACTAGCATTCTTCTTTGAGATCCTCTGAATCATATTTACCTCAGCCATAGTCATTGGAAATACATGAATTTGGAGAGGATTATCTTTGCTTCCCCATTCTGGTACCGATATGACCAATCGTTCTTGGGTTTCGTAATGCGCTACCGCTTGATCAATAATGCTCATGCTTTCTTCTCCTCTGCTTCTAGAGTTGTGGATTCTATTGATTCTAGTGCTATTGGTTTAACAGGTGTAGTTGGTATAGGTTTAACTTTGATTGGCTCTACTGCTTTCACTATTGCTTGAATTAGAGCGTCAGTTCCAGTGAAGCTAAAGCTTGCTTCAACTAAGCCATCAAATGATGCTTTATAACTAATGGAAGTAATAATTACGCTACCAGTAAAGTAAGTATTACCTTCCTCATCTCCCTCAGGATATAGATTTAGCGTTACAGTCTTTCCAGCAGTTAATGCGCCTTGGCCATTGCTATCGGTCTCATCCCAAAAGGCGTCAAAACTTCCCGCCCAAGACTTGATTGTCGAATGATTCTTCCTCCACTGAGTGCCAATAGTAGAAGCATCTACCGTATCGGCGGTCACCTCCATCGACCATGATTTTACTTCTGCAATTTGAGCGGTGCTTATAAAGACCTTGCCTTCACTGCCTGCATGAGTTGCCATAATTATTCTCCTTATATTAGTATGTTGGGTGCGGTTTCTTTAGTTCTGTACGTAATATGATAAGTTAGCGTCACTACCGCTATAGGCTTATCGCCATCACCTGAAAGGCTTGTTTCAGTTGAGCTCAAGACTATGTCTTTAACCATTCCACCAAGTGTATGATCTCGGCTCACGATGTCTTCTATTTCTAAAGCAAGACTATCAGCTATAACATCAATGCTAGTATTTTCTTTAGCGTAAGCCTCAATTATCAGAGTAAGTTGACGAGTCTGGCTCCTGGGGTAAGAGATAGAATATTCAGTGACTTGCTCATTCGGAGTATACACTAGAATCGCTGGGGGATTATCAATCGGATGAACTCTAGATTCATAAATATTATCGCCAATTGATCTACCAAATGCGCTATTCTTAAGCATGAAAATAATAGTCTTTCTAATAGCGGTGCGAGCGTGTGTCATAACCGTTCTAGGACCAATTCAACAATCCCCTCATTGTCGGGACGTATAACTGCTACTTCATAAGACTGACTATCAACTGCAATAAGATCACCTATTTGAACATCTGGTAAATCTACATTTCTAACTGAAAGCACTGGATGAGTTGCAACTATTTCTACATTGCCACCTGGAATCATTTGCGTATGTTCTTGTAGCATTCCATCAATAACCTTTGGAGAACCTAGCTTTGGTGTGTAGACGATATATTGCCCGTCCAAAGTTTGCAGCAGAGCTAGATCATGGTCTTGCATGTTTTTTATAAAACTCATGATAATTATCTCACAAACATACGTTGAGCAATACATGGATAAAGCCATCACCAGATGTAGCATTATTAGCTGCTACTCCAATAAGTGCGTTATCAGCTTTGCTAGTGGTGACATTGCAATTGACGCTGCTCCAATAGACTTTCGTTCCTTGAGTTATCGTATCTACTGCTTTAGCTAAGCTATAGATTCCTGTAATATGCACAGCGCCCATTGATCCATTAGCAATATCAGTTTTAGCAACGCCTGCAATTGAGCCGATAATAACTAAATCTCCTGAAGCAATATCCTTTGTAGTTGCGGTGTAGTTGAGTACTTCACCTTTTTCAATAAAGTTTGTAGACATATTATTTCTCCTTAAATTCCGTTATTTTTATAAACTGTGCGCCATTCTAAAGCTTTAGCGGCTGCATCAATTCTTACCTTAAACTCAACGCCATCCACGTCCCAGCCTTCTTGTTGTTCTAGATAAGGATTTGAATTGCCATCTAAATAACCAACCTCAATCACGTCATACATAGAAGGATTGGCTAGCAAATACCAAGCGGTAGTTGAGTTTGCGTCTAGCCTTGCGTCAGTAATGATTTCTAGACTATTGCGCACAAGATTTGGTACTCGGCTATTAGTTTGAGTAGGATCGGTTTCTGAAGTCATCAGCAATCTAGCGGTATCTTCTAATGCTGCTGGGATAATCAATAAACTTGGACGAATATTTAATACAGCATTACCGCTGCCATCCTTTTGCATCCGCATTGCAGTTCTTGCAGCGCCAATACTTGCTGCAGTAAGTGGGGATCCTTTTACTGCTAGATTATTATGACTGGCATGGAATAAATTCATCCCATCTGCCATCATTGGATTGCTGGTCAAAATGCTAAACACCAGATCACCGATCTTACGTCTAGCTGCTCGTCCCATCTTGCGTGGTATTTCCGTAAATGCGCTTAAGTCATCATTAATAATGGCCTGACGAGTGATTGAGAATTTCTTACCATAGGTGAGTAACTTAATCTGCTCTTTGTACTCACCAATGCTTCCATGCTTATATTCACCTCCCTCAGGAATCTCATCTAGCTCGCCAAACTCATTCATATTAACGCGTGTATGAGTTTTGAAGTCTGATAAATTACCAGTTGAAGTAAATTGGCTGAAGACTTCCTCAGTTTCAGAATAACCTTTGAGCATTGATTTATGCGCATTATTGGCAAGTAATATTGGAAAATCACTGGAGCTATGAGTAAAGGCTCTTGCAACTAATTCACGCTTATCAAGACTGGTAGTAGATATGCCTTGAATCTCTAATGACTTTCTAGCTAGCTCCAACAAACTATAGCCATATAGCTCAGTTGGTTTAGTATTACTGTCAGCAATACCAGCTCTAAAAGCAATAGCTTCTCCCGCATATTTACGGAATTTCTCAGCTTCAGATTCACCTACTTGAATAGATGGCTCTTTGGACCGTGGCTCTGCACTGCTTCCCAGATGATTTAAGAGCAGATCTTTGGCATGTCGCTCGTTCATTTTAGTGTCATCAAGGCAGCGGATGAGTAATTCATCAATTCCTCTAGCTCCTGCTATTTGGAATGGCTTAAATACACTACGCACTTCAGTGCGGCGCTGTTCTTCCTTAGCTAAAGTTTCTCTGCGTATAGCTTCTATATCTATTGCCGGCAATGGCGCAATTGGCATAAGCGGTAAGGCCTCATTTCTCTCTAGGGTTGTTGTAATTTCTTCTGTATTCATAATATTCTCCTCTGAATTGTAATTTCTACCAACACCGACAGTATGGTCAGCTGGTATATCAACGAGACTAATTTCGATCGGTGTCCAATTAGTCACTCGATATGAATCAGGCTCATTATTTCTTTTCTCTAGTAATGATTTTTCTTCAATTTGATAAGCTACCGAGACATTACGCAAGATACCGTCGCTAATATCCTGCCAAATACCCGCTACTTCTTCTCTTCTACTAATACGTAAGTCTGCATAGCCTTTGCCATTCTCAAGCCAGGCTCTCTCTACTACTCCAATGCGATGTTGATTCTCACTTCGTTGATGGTTGTAAAGCACTGGCGCTGAAGTATTGAGGCGAGATAAGTTCACTTCCTCTGCTGAATGACCAAGAGTTTCTACCCATGGCTCACCATATGCGCTTCTGCGCATTACTGGCGTTTCAGATGAGAACGATACTCTTATCACTCTCGCTTCAGTTGTGATATTATCTGCACGAATCTCACATTCGCGAGTGAATAGTTCATTGTTCATTATGTTATTATTTCCTTGAGATATTTTGTGATTTTGTTGGAGACTAAGGTCAACGCCCGCTACGCAGTCATCAACCTATCATCCCCTTACAAGTAGAGAACTTCAATCAATAATGGATTGCTCATTATTCGTTCTCTAATTGTTCCTGTTGTTCTTTCATTGAATGCATCGCACCGACGTTAGTAGTAAACACCAACTCTGCAGATTCTTCTTCTGCTCGCTCACGCTTAATCTGCTCGTTAACGGTAGCTGGATTATTACCTCTTTCTCTAATAACTTGACTCCTTGATTTAAAGCCAGCCTGGACTGCTTTCTCCTCTGCATGAATTTCCTTCAATGGATCAATCCAAGGCATAGTTGGTCCACGGAAATCAGCATCAAGCAGTGTGTGTGGATCAAGGTTATTTGGAATCTCAATCAAGTCAGTTAGCAGAGATGCTCTGATAAAGCGCTGCCATATTGGCCTCACAAACCGCTCAACAAAATGCTCACGTAACACCGAGTAATGAACTGATTGCTCTACCAATTCCTGACGTTGTGCTGAATATGTCCCGTTATAATCTTTTGCAATACTGGAGAAGCTCGTACTGGTACCTGCTGCTACCGCTCTAAGCTGAGAATTACGAAACTGCTCAAGCATTGTATTAGGCCGATTGCTCTCAATCATATCGATATCTTCGCCCGGCAAAAGATTATCAAAAATGGCACCTGGCTGCATCCTCATCAACCTATTGCCAGCGCTATCAAATTTAGCTGAAGTCACTGGTCCATCTGGGCTTTTGCGAATAAAAGCACACATAGATGCGGCAACTCTTGCTGCAATACGCTCTGACTCTTCATATCCCTTGATATCATCCATGCGAGTTAAGACACTGGCGAATATCGATACACCTCTGGTTTGACGAATCCTGTCTGTTAACTTTAGGTGGAGGATATTATCAGCTGCAACAAATTTAGTATCTTGGCTTGTAGTCAGAGGAGCATTAGGGTCACCTGGATGCTGCTTATAAAGATAATAACCTGTTGGTCTACCCCATTGATTCTTCTGCACTCCCTGAATTACACCTTTCTTCTCATCACTCATGTCAATCGGTAGTAGATCACATTCAATCAACTCTATTGAGAAAGGGATTCTGCTACCATGATCGAGCGTTGAATTGGTCCCCTCCAATAATTGCGCTAAGACTTCACCATCACGTAACCAGCTGCGTGCCGCCAAACGTTGTAGCTGATTCCAATGCTGCTCCCAAGTGACCTCAGGCTTTAACATCCAGTCCTCAAACAACTGATGAAGCTTATTATTGAAGGCTGTTAGTGATTCGCCTTTTTTATCCTTTGCTAAAGCTTCGATGCGAATACCGGTGCCAACTATATTATTGACTAACACATTTAAAACACCTCTTGCGAGGTCATGATTCTCATCTAAATGACGAGCTTGAATTCGTAATTGTTCACCAGCTTTTGCTACAGACGCATCTCCACTACCGCGATCTGTTTGTCTCTGATGCAGTCTAGAAGGTTTTGCGGCTTCATAAGCTCGAAGTTCTAATCTACTCTTAAGTCTAGATGCCGCCCAGCTAGGTGAGATCTGCTCTATGATTTTATCAATATGGTTCATGATTATCTGCTTTTATAGGTTATTATTCGCTAAAGTCTG